AGACTCTCCTGAATCAAGGAATTCGCAATCCTCGAAGGTGCAATTCTCCGCGTCAAGATCAATCAGGAAATTAATGTCTTCAAAGTCTGCTTCAAATATGACGTTCTTTATTGTCGTGTTGGCTGCTGTTATGTCAATGTCGGCAGTTACGGCTGTATCAAAGGTTATTGTCGGTCTTAATGTACCGCTTCCAAGCCCTATGACTGTTACACCTATTTTATTGAACACTATTCCTGCTGCTGCTGAAATGGTTTCAGTATGCCACGGCGCTACCCATATGATGTCCCCTTTACTTGCCGTACATTTTGCAAGGGCAAGGGTTATTGTATTGACTGCTGTATCCCATGTAAGCCCATCACCGCTTGCCTTTCCGTTTGTTCCGTCAACGTAAAATTGACTTCCGGGTTCAAAGTTCAAATACTGTCTACCGAGCGAATCCATAACGTCTACTTCGCTACCTTTTGCTCCATAAGCTAATCCGTTAATAACGGATATTTTGTCATAATGCGTATATCCCATATGTCATTTCCATCTCCTTTCAAGAGACAGGGGAGGGTAATTCCCTCCCCCAGTAATTAATCTGCACAACTACCCGCAATCCACGACCAGTCGTCAAACCCGTAACTCCAACGTCCAACTACCTTAAATTTTTGTACTTCGGTATCGAAGTCGTTGCTGGATGCTATGGTAGGAATTCTCCTGTTGTACCAGTTCAAAGCATCTTCCATGAGTTCCCTGTCTATCAAAAACCACTTTTTGCCTTCTATTAATGGGTGGAACATGTAGGTCAAATCATCCCATATGTTCGGGTCATTGTCGGCTGTGAACGGCTCTGCGTTTTTCGATTTAGGTCCACATATTTTCAAGCCTTCCTCACGGTAGTCTATACCGGTTAGAAGTATGCTGGGCTGGCACATTAATTTGTCGCCGTTATCGTCAGTAAACTTTAACATGGCATTGTATACAGTTTTCAAATTTGGTATTGTAAGCGCATAATTCCATTCGTTGCTCTGAGTTGTGCTGTTAGATTCACTGTATGGATGTGCTGTTGAACAAAGTGCTACCTCGTCCGGCCCATCAAAAGTATCATCAAACGCATTGTTGAACGTGCTTACTCCATGTGCCTGTAAAGTCTTGTATACGGCAATATTGAGTTTCTTTTCCCTCTTTTTCATTTGTGTGTATTCTTTATCTGCGAACAATTCCTCCTCAAACTGAATACCCGTTGAGTATTTCGCATGTCTATAGCCCTTGTCGTATCCTTTGGTGAATTCCTGATAGGGTACAGTACCTGTCCAAGGGGACATATGCCCTATTGAACCTATACCAAGGTGCTTTTCTTCCGCTTTATCTGATTCCTGGACATTGTATAGCATTGCGTTGAAGTCTTTTCTCTTTTTATTCTCTTTGTCCCAGAATAAATAGGTTGCGGATTCAACCTCTGACCATTGCTCTCTTGTTATTGGCATTTACTTTCATCCCCTTCCTTTTATGTTATTGCAGCGCAGTGATTACCGAATTGATGCAGTCTAAGCATCCATTTGCTAATCATATTTGCCGCGTCTTCACCGACGAGTACGAGCGATTCGCCACTATCGGTATCCCAATCGATGTTCATTCCATCGCTGTCTAAATCCCAGCCATATTCTGTCAATGCACGTGGACCAGGGCATAGATATGCTGTATCACCAGATGCAAACGCCGCAGATTGTGCTGAGAACGTCAATGTTCCACTTGAACCTGTGGAATCAGTGATTTTTATCTTTTTGCCAACCAGTGTTGAATCAGCGGCACAAGTCAATACCTGAATGTATCCGCCTATCCACAAATCGTCTGTCTGAGGTAACAAGCCGGATACTACAAATGTAGTGGTTGAACCTCCTGTTGCTGTAATAACATTGGCATTGTAGTGGCGGTATACGGCTGTAGGTGAACAGGATATTTTGATTTCCGTCCCTGATTGCCTGCCTGTTGTAGAACCGTCATGGCTTTCGACGGAAACGCCTATATGCGGCGTGTCGCTGTCTGAATGGTCACCTGCCTCAATTCCTGTGCCAGGTGTATATTTTACTACTTCGCCCAGTTCTATAGCTGTAGCTGAAGCAATATAGAATGGGTATATTATAGGTACCTTCGATCCGTTTAAATCGTGGTCCCAGAAAAATCCTTCCTTTGGCATGTTTTCTTCATCTCCTTTTCATTTTTTCATGCGCGCTACGGGCTATGTCTTTAGCTGAAACTCCAAATACGCTCGCAAGTTTTTTTGTAAGTTGCGTTGGTTGCACATCCATATCCTTGTTACCGTGTGAGTCCCCGCCTGTAGGAGTTGCCCGCCTTTCCTTATCATGGTAATCCGCCGTAACCTTCTTTTCAGTCGATTCCTTTGTTTCTTTGATAAGCTCGTCCTGCTTCTTTTTGATTTCCTTGTTTTTGCCTGACCTGTAGTAGTTGCCTACAATAAGCGAATACGCCACATCGGGGTCAATCCCCGGAATGTCATTGAGCATCCGTTTAAGTTCCGGTTCAAGTTCTTCAAAGAATTCCTCTTTTTTTAAACTCTCTATTTTCCTGTCATAACTGAGCTTGCGTTCCTTCTCAGCAAGTTCCTTTTCTTTTTCCTCGGTCTGTTTCATCCGGGGATGTTGTCGCATGATTTCATCAATTTTATCCGGGTCACCGTATGCTTCCTCAATTTTTTCAGCTATTTTAGCCTTTTCCCGTTTGTCAAGTTCAGCGAGGTATTCGTCGGTTGTTTTGAAGCCTTCTAGTTCCGCTATCCTTTTTAAGGTTGCGTTTGCGGCTTCTTTTTCCGTCTTTACCTTGTCGTAATTAAAGCCCTTCTGGAGGTATGTGTCCCGTTCGGTGACTGGTATTTTCACCTTTATTTGTTTACCGTCTTTGTCTTTCATGTACGGTATCTCATAAAACTCGGGTTCCTCTTTCTTTTTGTCGTCTTTGCCCTTGGCGTTGGATTCCTTTTCGGCATCAAGCTTTTCTTTGTCAGATTTGGTTTCCGTTTTTTTATCATCAACAACAGTTTTGTCTTCCTTTTTCTCAAGCTCTTTGTTAGGCTTTCCCCTTAAGGATTCACCCCTTGTTAGCCTGTCAAAAGGATCATCATCAACCGGCTTCTTTTTGGTTTTGGTTTCCTTTTTTTCATCGTCTATGTCGCTATTTACCGGTTCTTTTTCAATGTGCACTTCTTCATCTATCTCCGGAGTGGTATCTCCTGCGAATAGTTGAAGGTTAATATGCTTAATCATTCAATTTTCCTCCCCGCCTGGTATGGCAGTTATATTAATTAACCGGTTGGTATGCCGGGTAATTTCCATTAAAAAAGGCTACCCAGCCGGAGGTTTTCCGGCCGAATAGCCATATGTAACAGCTTTGCTTATTTAGTTATCTTACACTTTTATTGTAACATGGTTTTTATACCATCTTTCATTGCCTGTAAATCAATTTCATTTATTGTCTTGCATGTTTTCCCTGCTGATTTATGTTTACAGAGAAGGTATAGTTTGCCGTCCCTGTAACCTGCTATTTTGTGACCGCATTTTCCGCATATGAACATACCATCTTTTTTAATTGCCTTAGTTATTTTATTGTTTAGTTTTGTTTCTTGCATTTTCAGCCGCCTTTCCTGCTTTTGCCAAGTCTATTGCAGCTTTTAATCCCACCTGCTTTTCAACCGATTCATTCTGTAATCGCTGTTTTTCCATACCCACCTGCATCTTAGCCGCTTCGGCTTGCTGCTCCGCTTGTATCTGTGCTTGCGCTGCCTCGGCCTGTGCCTGTTTTAATTCTTCAAGTTCCTCCATAATCTCATCAAGTGTAGGTATCTTACCATCTATGATTGTTCTCCAGTAAGTCTTAGGACCTATCAGCCCCGCGCTTATAGCATCCGTCACAATCTTAGACCAGTAGTTTCTGTCTGTCGGCCTTTCATCCGTCACTCTGACTTTTATATCGAACTCAGGGATAAACGTCTCTTTTTTTGTAGTTATGGAGCCGTCTTCATTTATAATCGTTTCTCTCTCCCACTCTTTGATAAGCATACTTCTGTTGAATGTTTTTGTTCTGGGTGCTTGTATCTGCTGCTTGGTAAACATAAGTAAATCTACCATGGCCTGCATCTGTTCTTGTGGTGGAGTTCCTGGAGGCATGTTGGCTATTTCGGTAAGTGTTTTAAATGCCGCATCCCGGATTTTCGTTACTTGCTTTTCCTCTCCAAGGATCCTGTATTTTCTGTCAACCGTATAAAACTGGACTACACGGTTTATAATAAGCTGGACAAACTCTTTCATAAATCGTTCAAATATTTTAGCCTTATGCTTCATTCTAGCATCCGCTCTCGCCCCGAGTTCCGCTATTGTTGAATAAGGGACGTTTGCGCCTACTGATTGGCCTTGAAGTATTGCTGTGTTACCTGTAACGGTATCCATGACGGTTTTTTTGCCATCTTTGTAATTGGTTATATAGGCTGGTATCTGTGCCGGGGTTTTTTGTTGTATTCCATTAATATCATTGACCTCTATCCATGAATTTGCCTTAGCTATATTGTCGAGGAGCTCTCTTTTTTGACCTTCTGATATAGCACCTTTATTAAACCAGCCTCCGCCTAATCCCTGCCCCAGCATAGCTCCGAGTTCTATTTCGTCAGCCTTGTTATGCAGTATCTGGGGTATATGTGTATTCCTGATTTCTCCCATGCCATAGGGTTGTTCCTCATCCATATATAGTACCTTATACACGAACGGATACAGTCCATCATCGTAAATATAAGGCACATAATCAAGCAGGATGCTCCCCGCTTTATAAGCGCAGTGAACGCCCTTTAATGTACCCTCTGCCATATCCCGGTAGTCCTGTGCTTTGTAAGAATCTCCCGCTTGTTCTGCTTGTTCCGCTTGTTGCAGGAATGTTTCTTTCCATTCATCAGTAACATATTCCGGTGTCCCTTTGTGAAAATGTATTATTAAAGTCGCTTGTTGCGGATCCTGTCCTTCTTCTTCCTGCCCTTCAACAATATCCGTATTGTCCGCTATAATATACTCGCCTTTTGTTGGCCATTTTTCTTTAAACCATTGCAGTTTTTTTCGTTTTTTGAGATTGACATAAGAACATTCCTGAAGTCTCTCCTCTAAATCTATTATTGCTGGGTCGGGGAAGAACTCACTTTTTTTAACAAATAACGTCCGAACTTCTCCCACCCAACGGTTTGGTCCATTACCACCTATCCAGTGTTGATCCCATGGCACATATCCTATGACAGGACCGTATTTTATTGTCTGATCCACGATTTTATCCCACTGTTCGGGGAATTTGTTTCTTTCAAGTATAAACGGTACAATGTCATCTATTTTTTCAGCGCTCTCATCATCCTCTTTTTCCATCCCTGTTATTTCAGATTGTGGAGAGGAAGAAAACGGAGATTTCATATTTTCTATCATAGGAAGGATAAAGTTATCCTCGCTGTTGAAGTTTCTTTTTTTGCCTTTTGAGCTTCTTAAACCTTTAGATGTATCCCATTGTTTGCCACCACCTTGATACATTTTGTATTCGTCGGACCAGTAAGTTTCAACATCTGGTCTTACGCCGCCCTCGGCATATATTTGTGAGTTCTCTATTTCAAGTAATAGGGAGTTTTCTTCTGGTGAATTATAAGACGAACCAGAAAATTCCTCCTTGCTTAAAGCTCTCTTTTTTGATTTTAACTTTTTTCTACTATCAAATATACTCATATGCCGTTACCTCCGTATAATAAAAAAGACCAGATCAGCATTTCTGTTGAACTGGTCCGCTTGGGACGCTCTAATTTTTATTAAATTTATAAATCAACGGGTTGGCTCACTCAACTTTACTTAATACAGTTACCGCTGATTTACTTTCCTGTTACTTTCATTTTAACATGGTTTAAGTCTATAATTCCTTTACTTGTTACAACCAAATGATTATACCTTCCACAATAAGGACACTTTTTTCTTATCTCTCCATAAAGTGCTTCCTCTAATACCTTCTTGCAATATATACACCTTATTTTTTTTAGTTCAGATAAATATGTCTGTTCTTTTTCCATCATTGCTCCTTTGTGCTTCAGCTTCATCAAGTACCTTATTAATTTTGTCTATTAAATCATCTAATGAAATTGCGCCATGCCTTTTTGTCTGTATATATATTGTACTGCTATTGTCTAAATGATGTTTCATGCGGAATACTGGTTTCACGGTATCTCCTTTAATGTATTAATCAAACATGCCCATTTCCTCTTCCTCGACATCTACCTTCTTACGAAATTTGCCATTTTTTACGTCGCTAAGATGTTTGAGCAGTTTTATTTTTAAATTTTTGGTTCCCTCATTTACTTTTTTTGCCGCTTTTTTAATCGGTTCCACTGTAGGCGCTGGCGGCACATCTTTCCGCATAGCTTTCCCCAGTCTTACTCCATAAGTTAATGCTGTGTAGTTGGATATGAGAAAGATTATGAGGAGGATGAGGCATATGGCTGCAATAAAATATAAGTTAATCATGGGCGGCCTCCTGTTCCTTAAGTTCTTTTTGTAAGGCTTCATAATAGCCGTTCTTGTGCAAGATGTCACGTTTGATGGTAGTGCTTAAATCCCGAACAAGCTTATCAAAATGTTTTATATCTCCCGGCTTATTTATGATTACCCCTTTTAGATATCTCCCTCCATTTACATATGCTGCGACGTTTATCTTAACCGTCTCAAACTTGAAATAATCGTTTTTGTTAATCATAATTCCTCCTTTAATACTTGCCACAAGGCAATAATAAACAGTTATTGTTTCACGCTCTTGCCTCTCTTTCTTTCCCGTCTATTATTAGTTTGCTTTCCTCTTTAACCTTATGTAGTTCACAAACGATATAACCACTTACCTTTTTCCATCCATCCGGTAATCGTGGTATAGGAACATCCCATCCCTTTCTCCATACAATTACATCGCGTTCTTGAAATCTACCGCATATATCGCATGTAAACATATGTTTTATTACAATCATTAGTGTTTTACCTCCTCCGGATTTGTTTCCGTCTCAACCTTCTTAAACTCTACCCTGGGGTACTGGCTCTGGTAAAACGCCCGGTGGTGACATTTGTCACATTCATGCCCTAATGCCCGCCTTGCTCCATTAGTTCCCGGGATAACTTTCCCGGCGAAATTCATCCTTCCAAGTTTGCACTTCGGGCAGGCTTTCTCAATATATACTGCTATTGCCGGGGATATAATTTCTTCGTCTTTGTCCTTCAGTTTCTTTAAATCAATTACGCTCATTTAGTGGCGCCTCCTTATTTTTGTTATCTTCCAGGGCATCATCTGCAGGGCACGAACCAACAATAAAATGCCAGTCTTCCGGTTTTGCCTGTGCATGTTTGAGTAGAGTATCAGACATACTGTTACACAGGTTTATAGCCTCATCTGCAGTAATTTCAATTCCTTTAAATGTGAATATGTTCGTATCTTTGTTGTATTGAAGTATTAGACCCTCTATGATAGAATAGTATTGGATATTTGAATTTTTTAATTTCTCTAGCATTTATAACACCTTCCTTTCAGTTGTAATTATATTGCTTCCTTTTAATACTCTTTAATACTCTGTTAGTATACGTGCCCTTATACAATCAGGTTTATGGTCGTAGTTCCAAATGCAAGGAAATTGTCTCACGTAGATTTTGGGATATTCTTTTTTTATACTCATTATTGTTTTATATGTGTTTTTTATTGCAGCTGACAATTTCATTTGTTTTACGTACTTGTAATTATCCACAATTTCACCCTCCGGCTTATTATATCCATTAATAATTGTGTGATTTACAAGTAATTTCCCGTCTACTTCTCTGCATTTTATTTTCTGCTCAAAAACGAGGCTAAAAAACAATATTTTCAGGTAAATATTAATAATTATTTTAAACACCCTAACCATGGTAACTCTCCTTTTATGCTCTCTTAAGATAATTGTAGCACGATTCTTACCTATGCTCTGTTCCCTCAATCAAAAGGACTCTCATCATAGTCAGATAAATAGGATTCCCTGCCCCTCTCCGTATCCTCATCAAATGACCGGTGTTCTTTTTCTTCCTCCACTTCCTCCTCAAATGATTGCTGCCCTCTTATCTCTGCAGATATCATATCAGCAAACAAGGCATCATCATGTTTCCCCGACATGGCATCCGGTCTGCCACCGTCTTTTTCCACAAATGTTATACATTCTTGCAACATCTCAATATCATTGAATAAATCTATGTTCTCCTCAATCAAATGGACTTCCTTGTCTATAATCAATGGCCTGGTATTTCCATCTGTTTTCCATCCATGTTTTAACTGGTAGTCGTGGGTTAAATCATCATACTTTCTCCTGGTATAATGCCTTGGATAATGAAGCCTCTCAAGCTCCTCTATAGGACCGGTATTCCAGTTCATTTCAATACCTATAAGCGCCAGGTTGTAATATATACCCAAACAATACATCTGCCAGGTATAAGGCTTTGAATTTGTCCATTGGTTACGTATAGTAGCAGCCCTGTTGCCGGTTATATTATTTATAGCGCAACCAGCATAAAAATCCCTTCCTTCCCCTTTTGTATCACCGCCTATAACATAAGGCACACCAGGCTTCCTGTCCTCATATATTGTTACGAATCCATTAGGATCATCTACCCATCTTATAGATTTATCTTTTATCTCATCCTTGGTATCCGGGTTTTTCCACTCAAACAGGAATTTCCCTTTTTTGGGGGGGTTATTTTTATAAAACTGCCGCAAATAAGTTATCCTAAGAAGCACTCTTTCATTATCAAAAACGGGGTTGCCGGTTGATTTAAAAGCATCCTCTGGTATACTTGGATTCTCCTGCTTCATTTCCCTTAAGTCGTTACTACATTTATTCCTAATTGTCCAGATCCACCATCTTATCTGTTTTTTTGAAAGATTAAAAAGGCTTACTACTCCAGGCATTGGATTAATTTTTTTATTGTCCCCAAACAAATATGAGTAGTGTTCTTTTTTTAGTGATGTTATTGCTTTTTGGTATTCTTCTTCCGTACACTCCATAACATATTCCGGATTTTCGTGCCATGGGAAAAAAAGAGGAACCCATTCGTTTTCTTTAGCTACAGCAGCATCCCATAACTCCATGAAATCATTGTACCCATTGGCTGTACTTTCAATAACTACCTCAGTATCGGGTGTATCCGCAACGGCATTAAGTATTGAGTTAAGCTGTTTAATAGGCTCTTTGCCTTCAGGAGAAGGCCAAAATGAAAATTCACTCGCATGCACATAATGAAGCGTTTTACTTCTACCAACATTTACATCTCCAGCGACCTGAATTTCTATTTTAGAATTCATACCTGTTCCTTTACCTTTATACCCTGTTGGTGTATCGAATATCAGTTCCTTCGCATTAGATGCTTTTGTAAGTGGTCTTATGTGCTGCGGAAGGTTGTTGTGCATATACTTCGTTTTCTCGAATATTGTATTTGTTGCGGATGCGTCGTGGGCTATAATTAACCCACTCCTATTCTTTTTTGTCGCGGCATTAAAAAGCATCCTGCCTTGCGCGTCTGTTGTTACCCCATGCTGCCGGCCTTTTAGAATAATGATCCTTACCAGAGTGTTGTTTTTATGCATTTTTTTTATTTGGTCATTTATCTTTTTTTGGATGGGATTATGTTTAAATAATACTTGTTCCCCTTTTTTGTCCGTGATTTTAATATACTCCCTGGCATACAATGCATAATCCTTGAAAGCCCTCTCTTTTAAATCTCCCTCAAGAAGGATCAATAGCTCGTTCTTCTGTTCCTCTGTCAGTTTATTCTCTTTATGGAGTTGCAGAAGCTTCTGGTAGTCTATGTTTTTTAAATCTATCGGTGGCGCTTTTTTCATATATACTCTTTTTAATTAACCTCTCATATGAGGAATTTATATTTTAATTTTACCATAGATTCAGAGTGAGATTCAGGGTGGGGGAGAGGGGAATGTAAAAAAATCGTCATTGACTTTTATTCTATAGTAATATATAGTAGAATTATAGTAGAAGGGGAGTGTGAAATGTTAGTTGAGAATATTATTACAAACAAAGGTATTGTTGGGGTACAGGATAAAATTAAAATAGCAATAGAACAGTTGCAGACATTTGAGCCGCCAGAAGGTTATTACCTTAGTTTTAGCGGAGGGAAAGACAGTCAGTGTATATATCATCTTGCAAAAGAGGCAGGGGTAAGGTTTGATGCTCACTACAATCTTACTACAGTCGACCCACCGGAACTAGTGTATTTCATAAAGAGGCAATATCCCGATGTGATAGTCGACAGGCCAGAGCTTTCTATGTGGCAATTAATACCCAAAAAACTTATGCCTCCAACAAGGCTTGCAAGATATTGTTGCGAGTATCTAAAAGAGCATGGCGGGGATGGTAGATTTTGTATTACAGGTGTTAGATGGGCTGAAAGTAGCAAAAGGAAAAATCGTCGGGCACTTGCAGAAATTATTACCAGCAAAGGGAAGGAAAATATACTTTTGAATAATATTAAAGAGGGCTTAGAAAGACTCGATAATTATCCTCTAAATGGTAAAAAAATAATAAACCCTATAATTGATTGGGAAGAAGAAGATGTATGGGAGTATATACATAATAGAAAATTGAAGTATTGCGGTTTATATGATGAAGGGTTCCACCGTTTAGGATGTGTTGGTTGCCCTATGGCAAGGAAAAAAGGTATTTTAAAAGAGTTTGAAAGATGGCCAAAATATAGAGCCGCATACTTAAGAGCTTTTGACAAAATGATTAAAGAACGTAAACACAGAGGACTGACTGTACTGGAACAATGGAAAGACGCAGAACATGTAATGCAATGGTGGATATATGGTAGCGATAAGGAACAGAAAGGGATATTAGAAGGGCAAGTAGATATGTTTAAAGGGGAGGATATATTATAATATGACAAATCCAAAAATGTATGGGAAAAAACAAGCCTCAATATGGTTTACTTATGATGAATATACCGCTGTGGCAAAAAAAGCCGCTTCACTTGGTATGAAATTTAGCGAGTATGTTCGGTTTGTGTGTTTAAACACTGAAACAAGGGTGGGAATAAAAAAACTTAAAAAAAATAGTTGACAAGGTTATTAGTGGGGTGTATAATAAAATAAAAAATGCTAATAGATTTAAAAGTGCCTTAATTTTTTCCTTAAGGCACTTTTATTTTTTGGGAAATATTTTATCTGCTTTGTATGTAAAAATATGCGGGAAATTTTTTTGGGAATGTTTTTTGGGGGAGTATAGAAAATGTGGTCGGAGGGTATAGAGACCCTTAATACCACCTTTTCGGAGGTACCCGGGGTCAAAGGGACATGCCCCCGCTTTTTAAGAAACACCCACCCCCCCATATATCTGGCTTTTGGTGCTGCTCTTCGGCTCTGGCGCTGCTTTTGTTTCACTTCTATTCTATACTGTGCTATGTAATAGAGTTGTATCAAGGGTTATAGGTGCTTACACTGCATGTAGTGGTAAGGTATAGAGAGATACACAATTACACGAAATACCTATTTCGTGGTAATGATGAATCCTTGTAACACACTAATAAGGCGGGTCTTCGGATTTTGATGTAATTTCGTAATCTGTTTCAGGACCTGAACCACTAGATGTAGTGGGTGACATAACATTCTCTGGGTCTTCCATGTCTTCTTGGTCCACAATTTGATATTCTGCTTCAATCGCTTCTGGCGTTTCTGCTTCAGAGGTTTTTTGGTTAAGCAGCCGGGCAATCTCGGCGTCCCGTTCTTCGGGCGGCAGGTCTAGCGTCACATTGAGGTTGTTCTGTATGACCGGCTCCCGGCCAGTCTTGAAGTCCGGGTCATTGTTCACAAGGAATAGAGCTGCTGCACGCTCGTTTGGCGGATAATGCTTGGTTATCTCTTTTTCCACAATTTGTCCCTGGTATTGGGCTATATAAAGCTCTTTATGGCTATAACCAATAGCACTCTCATATTGTTTATTGTAGACCAAAGCATTTCGTGCTTTCTGCGCGCGGGTGTAGCACTCAATTAGTTCTGTGTGAGCCTTTTTATAATCGATCCAAGCTTGATGGCTTATATTAAGTTTCTCACAAATAGAATAATCTGTAAATCCTTCTTTCAACCAGCCTGTAATCTCGTCCAGGTAGGGTTTGACGTGGGTATAATACTTCCCATTTTCCCCTGGTTTTTTGGGCTTATTGAGTTCTTTTTGTATTTCTATCGCGGCTGTTGTTGCTGTTGTTGCTGTTGTTGCTGTTGTTGTTGTTGTTGTTGTGGCTGCTTGACCTGCCATGTTTTTTCACCACCCATTTTTTTGTTTGCTCCCGCTATATTTTTATTATACCACCAATCCCCAGGATCTTGTCAAGCTCAAAATATTTTCACCAGGCTAAAAAAAGCAGGTCTGTTTTTTTTGATTTCAATATCTTGTTTTTTGCTCCTGATGTTTTTAATTTTTTAACTTGTTTTTTTTAAAGATTTTCACTAACTATTTTTTTGATTTTAAGAAAAGAGAAAAAAGAAAAGAAAGTAGCAAAGAAAAGAAAAAAGACAAAAGAATTAAAAGCTTAGTAGAGTAGAGTTAAAACCCTTATATATAATATAATTTAATTTAATATAATTTAATTTAGGGATTAATGCATACATCATGTCAACAATAACTCTATTAATGTATACATTAATTATTTTACCATTTAACCATATTTTAACCAGATTTGTATGTTTTATAAGTAAAACAATGTAAATTTACTGTTTTTAATGTATACATTAACTAAGTTTATGTCAGCATTAACTAAGTTTATGTCAGCATTAACTAAGTTTATGTCAGCATTAACTCAATTAATACATACAATAACTCTTAAATAATAAGGTAAATTATGTATTTATTATTTATAATTATAGTTTATTTTTATGCAATATGCACAAAAAGCCTAATATATTTTTGTGCAATATATACAAAAATATATTATCTGGCTAAATATTAAGTTTGTTACATATGCACAATAAAAACGTGTTAAGTTTGTGCAATATGCATAATAGGCTTGTAGTACAAATAACATATCATTTGGGAAATAATCTATGTCACAAAAACGTAACATAAATGTAATAAAAATGTAATATATCTCCCTCAAACGAGGAATAGCAAATGTTTGAGAATATTTGAGGTTGTCTTTGCTACTTGACGTACATATATCGTACGTGGTATAGTTGTGATTGTTGGATCGGCACCGCAACAGCCACTGCGACAGGGGAACAGACTCGAGACATCAGGAAACCCCAGGATATCAAGGTCAGCATACTGTAAGCGTCGAAGTGAAGACAGAACTAAATAATATGAAAGATGCGCATAGCATTAAATATTATATTTGGAGGTAATTTGATATGACAGACACAAAACTTGAGGGTAAACGTATTAAGTTCGTCGGTGTATGGGATAGAGGAGCGGCGATAATAACCGGCACAGAAGGCAGAATAAACCAAGTTGTACGGGTAAACAACGCCGGCGAGATACTTGTAAAGGGAGGCCAATATACATCAAATGAAATGCCAATCAACGACGGCAAGGACAGAATAACAATATCTGATGATGGCAAAAAAATGTACATCAGCAGGTTGCAGGGTAATGGATATATGATGTCGGTCTATGAAATCCTTGACAGACCAACATATAGGGGATAAGGGAAATAAGACAACAGGAAGCCCTAAAAATGATACTGTAAGCGTCGAAGTGAAGACAGAACTAAATAATATGAAAGATGCACATAGCAAATAAATATTATATTTGGAGGTTGTTTGATATGAAGACAAAACTGAATAAGTGGTATAACGACAGGGATGGAATATACACTAGGGAATCATGGGAAATCCCCGAAGCTGGCACGGAAATATGGTGTACTAGTTGGAAACGTGGACAAACAATCAAACCTCATGGTGATGGTTGCCATGTAGTTGTGGGATACACTGTGTACCATTGCGATGAGTTAATGGGTATTATGGAACAGCGGGAACGGGAAGGAGAAAAATGGGGAATAGAAGGTGTTGAGCCTTCAAAAGAACAAAGGATTAATGGATATTGGACAAAAATAAAAAACTCGCTTGAGCGAGTATAAATAGGCTTTAGGCTCAGGGCGGTGCATAGGAATAGGGAACAATCTCTATTCCTATGCACATAGCAGTTAAATTATATATTTGGAGGTAATTTGATATGTATACAGAAACAATTGAAGTTGAAGTTTGGGAGCCTAACCCAGAGAAACCTGGGTACTTAAAACAAGTTGGAACAAGGACAATTGAAGAGGTATTTGAGCAGGTAAAAGCACGAATCCCAAAAGATCTAATGGATCATATGGACTATTTTATGTACAGCTCCAGGGATGGGAAAAACGAAATGCCGTGTGGTCGCTGGATATCCGCATATCCGGTAATTGGAGATAATGAAGGGCATTACGTACATGTGGATGTAATCGCAATATACGATCCTAAAACTGGACAACAGACCAAAGAGCGGGAACATATATACACAGCAAAAACATTTGATGGTTTTGACACAGCTGCTGAATTCGCGACATTGATATCCCGCATGTTTAATGACTGGAAATATTACCAGGATGGGAAAATTGAAATATACGCCAGGCACGCAATAATACATGAATAAACTAAATAAAGAATAAGAGGGAAGGGAAGGGAGGTATAGGATATATGGTATATAAAATAGGATACAAAGTGTTTGTGGGGACTCACTATGAATACTTTAAGGTGGATGAATACCAGCTTGCGGTTATGATAGCGCAAAAGTATGAGAGTGAAGTCGAAACACTAGAACAAGAACAGGTGGCGTGAGTAAAATAAATTTTGAGGGAGGGGAAAGCATGAAGTGTTGGGAGTGTAAAAAGGAAATATCTACAGCGCACATGGTACATTATTATAGTCAGTGGCAGAACAAAGAGGCGACAAGATATATATGTGCCGATTGCGTAGTAAAATTACCATTTAACGCTTGTCACTTTGTGGAGGTTGAGAAAATAACACAAAGGGCATTGTACCGCAAGACAAAAGCCGCCGCAACCTGCTAGAGTAAACGACGGCCAACCACTAAGGGCTATGTAATATTATAGCATAGCCCTAATAAATTATCAATAGGAGGGTTTATGTTATGAAAACAGATATTAATTACGATGAAATGACAATGCACGACTTGAAAATGCCACAGATGGGGATTGAACACGCAATTAA